GAGAAGTTCTTTCAAGAGAATGAGGACGAGGCAGCTTCTGTTGAGGCTGTCGTTGAAGTCACTAAGTCTCTAGACGAAGAACAGCGAATGGCTATGTTTGTTGTGCTATCCCCAGATGAAGTGGATCTACATGGAGACACATACACTGCGGAAGAGGTAGAGAAGGCTTGTATCAATTTCAATACGGCGTGCATGAAGGCAAATCTGTTCCATAAGGTTGAAACAGAAGATGCCAAGATTGTTCAATCATTCATCAACCCGGCCAACTTCACCACTGATGACGGAAGGGAGATTAAAAAGGGCGCTTGGCTCCAGTGGATGTATTTCCCGGAGACAGAGGTTGGTGAGCAGATTTGGAAGTCTGTAAAGGCTGGAGATATTAATGGTGTCTCAATCGGGGCAAAGGCTATGGTGGAGAATTTAGATGAGTGATAAAGCAAAACGTCGGCTTACAGATATTAAATTTGATTACGATGGCGGACACGTAGCCCTTGTTAGTAAGCATCAGGGCGGACCCGCAAACGGCTATTCAACTCTGATTTTCAAGGCAACAAACGATGTGCCAAATGACATTGTTGAGAAAGCAACTCAAGTGAGTGTCACAATGGATTTTGAAGACTTCCTAGTTAAGTTCTTCAATATGTATTATGACGATGCTGAGGTGTTAGCGAAGCTGCTTGGTTTTGAAAAAGAGGATGAAGAAGAGGATTCTTCAGAGGAATATGACTACGAACGTGAGTACAAGAAGTATATTGACGAGCGTGTTGCAGCCATCTCAATTATGAAGTCTGTTTATTCAAAGCAAGATGTTAAGAAGGCTCTATCTGGTCTTTCTTACAAAGATTCCCTAGCTGTCCTTGAGGCTCAAGAACTTCTAGAGAAAGCAATGTCCTCTGTTAATTCAGAGGGCGACAATGTTTCTGTCAAAAAGGCAGGAATGGATTCTCCCTCAAAAACTCACACAGAGGAAATTATGGAAAAAGAAATGATTCAAAAGGCACTCCACGAGGAGCTAGTAACTAAGGCTGTCGCCGAAGCTGTTGAAGTTGTTAAGGCTGAAATGGCTGCTCAAGCAGAGATTCTAAAGGCTGCTCAAGAAGAACTGGCTGTGTTCAAAGCTAAAGAACTAGAAGCTATTGTAAAGGCTCGCAAGGAAGCTCTAGCTGGTGTTCTAGCTGAAGATGCTGTTGAAGATATGTTCAAGGCCACTGAAGTTCTTTCACAAGAGGCTTTTGAAACTGTTGTCAAGAGTCTTGCTGTCAAGGCTGCACAACTAGAAGAAAGTGAGCTATTCAAAGAGACTGGTGTTCCCGGTCAATCAGAGCAAGACCCTGTAAAGATGGACGGTACTGCTGCCATCCTCAAGGCAAAATACCAAAGCAAGAAATAATTCTTGTTGGTAATTAAGCGTAACACAAATTAAATACGGAGAAACACAATATGACTATCGTTGCGACTGATCGCGCTCGCCTATCAAACTGGCTCAAGCATGTTTATGACCCTTCAAGCGGCTATTGCTTTGAAACCCTAGCCAAGTCCTCAGTTCCTGCCAATGCTGTTCAGGGTTCAGTTCTCACCACTGCTGGTGCCCTTGTCACCGTTGCCACCACTGCCAACACCGCGTACATCCTCATGGAAGACCTTAACGATCCTGCCACTGCACTGAAAACCACCGTGCTTGTTCTTGCTCGTGGTCCTGCTAAGGTTGCTCGTCAAGCTCTAACCTTCGGTGCTGATGTTGATACCGATGTAGAGAAAGACGCTGTTCTAGCTGTTCTAGCCGGTAAGGGCATCCTAGCTGACAAGCAATTCTAATTGCTAATAAAAGCTAACAGATAATTATTTAATTTAAGGAATACAAATATGCCAATTACCCGTTCATATCAGTCAGCGTTTGATGTCACCGATTACACTGATAATCTCCTACTCGTTCCTAACGTCTGGGGTCTATCACAGCAACTCGGCATCTTCCAATCAGAGGGCATCACCACTGACACCGCTTCTGTTGAAGTTATTTCAAAGAGCTATGGCCTCCTAGAAGACCGCACTCGTGGTCAGCGTTCAATGCTGAACAAGGACTACACCCGTAAGGTTCATGCCTTCAGTGTTCCTCACTTCCCCGGCGATGATGCCATCTACCCAAATGATCTAGCTGGTAAGCGTGCCTATGGTGAAGATGGTGCAGAGCGACTAGATGCTGTTCGTGCTCGCAAACTAGAGCGTATCCGTATGTCACACGCTGCCACTCTTGAAGCTGGCCGTATGAATGCCATCGTTAATGGCACTGCCTACGCTCCAAACGGTACTGTTTCATACAACTGGTACACAGAGTTTGGTGCTACCCGTAAGGAAGTGGATTTCGTTCTTGATGTTGGCACTACCGAGATTCTTGCCAAGATTGAAGAAGTTGTTGCTCACATCCAAGACAACGCTTTCACTGGTCAAGTTGTTGGTGAAATCTACGCTCTTTGCTCACCAGAGTTCTTCAGTGCTCTTATTGCACACCCCAAGGTTGTTGATGCTTTCAAGTATTACAGCGCATCACAGCAAGTTCTTCGTGATCGCCTCACTGCTCAAGGTCTTGACGCTCGCTATCGTGAATTCTCATACGGTGGTGTTCTGTTCATTGAGTATCGTGGTGGTTATGCTGGCAACATGGGTAGCATCACTCGTTACATCCCCGCAGGCGATGCCTACTTCCTACCTTCAGGCGGTCAGGATGACTTCGTAACCTACTTTGCCCCTGCTCAGAAGTTTGATCTAGTCGGCACTGTTGGTCAAGAGGCTTATGTATTTGAGTATGCTGATCCAAAGGGTGAGCAGATTATCCTAGAGTCAGAAACGAATTTCCTGAACGTGCTCCGCAGACCAGGTCTTGTTGTTCGTGCATACGCATAAGTTTCATAAAGTAGCTTAACAGCTATAAAAGGGGCGAAAGCCCCTTGTCATAAGGGATTTCATGTGAGGTTTCATAAGAGATTCTTTATGACAATTATTATCAACACCAATTATCGGAGAGTGTATGCCTTACAACGGTGATTTGAGTAACCCCGTAATGGTGGTCCGGCTCCATCTGGGTGACACAGCGTCTGAATACGAAATTCTGAAAGACAGTGACTACCAATATTTTCTAGATAAATATGACGGAAATGAAAGGCGTGCAACACTAGATGCTGCTCGTGCAATTCTATTTGCTCTATCTAGCAAGACGCGAGAGAGAATTGACGTTCTAGAGATTCACGGAGATCAGTGGGCAAGACAATATCGTGCAGCTCTAATTGAGATGCTTCGTAATCCAGAACTAACTTTGTCAGTAGCAATGCCATATGCTGGTGGTATATCCAAGCAGGATATGTATGAGAACGATAATGCTTCAGACAGCGTAACACGTTCTACATATATTGGATTTACAGAAGGCAAGAAACTGTACGAACAAGACAATTCATCAAGTTCTGGACAGAGTGTATTTAGTTTTTAATTCTGTAGAAGATTCTGTTTATTGGAGAAGACATGAACAATTTTAGTGTTGCTGCTGTTCGTCTAATAAGCAGACACGGACGTGATGTGCAATATATCACAACGGTGGAAGGATCTTATAATCCAGAGACAGGCACTGTAACAAACACAACATCATCAAAAACTGTTAAGGCATACCCAAAGACAATTAAAACTAACGCCTATAACTTCCCAGATTTGATTAATAAGACAGTGGTTGAATGGCTTATCCCATCAACGATGATGTCAAATCTTCCAGAGCCGCAAGACACTATTCAAGACGGTGCAGCCATCTATTCTGTGTATCGTGTATTTACAATCATGGCTCACGGAGAAGACACGGTATATCGGATCATCTCAATTAAGGGGTAATCATGGCTCTCAGCAGGGTTGGGATACGAGTTAATACAGCAGAGATGCTTGAGGCAGATATTAAACTGACAGGGCTTGGTAATGCTCTGGATGCTCTGGCTAGAAGAACAAAGAAAGTACAGCTTCCCACATTCAGAGCCAACGCTGTCCGTAAGTTGAAGAACATGGTTTATGCTCTTGCTGAGAACATCATTCTCAACATGAATATCAACACCAAGGTTGGTGATATTGACAGGCTGATGGCCGGATATGCAGAGAACCCGACGAGGGAAGCAACAGCATACAGACGCTTATATGAAATGCGTCAAGAAAGGTATGGCCTTCCTGTAGATGTTGGCTATCATGCTGGAGCGTTCCAATACAGTATGTCTCCCGCCCCTGCTTTTGTTCCTGAAATTAGGGATCAAGTTGAGATGCTTGGGGATTTCAGGCGAGAGTTTTACGCATCGTACAAACTTGGAGACGTGTTCTATATTGCGGCTCAAGGTCCAGCGTATAGATACATGGAGATGGGTAAGATCGGAGATGTTCAAGGCATTATCAAGCCGACGATTGATACTGTGATGAGAACATACAAGTTTGACATGGCTGCTGCATATGCTGCCGATGGTCGAAAGAAACCTTGGAATTAAGGAGAGTGGATGTCAGCTATTCTAAACACAAAGAGGGCTTGTGAAAGAGCCTTGTTGGCATTGCTTCCAACAACACCAATTGCTTTTGAGAACGTGTCATTTAATGCTCCTACGGACAAGTTGTACATAAGAACACAGTTTGTCAATAGAGGTCCAAGAGACACTGTAGCGAGCAGCAAGTATTATAGGGAGCAAATCAGTTTTCAGTGTTTCATTATTGACCTGCCCAATATTGGGACAGCAAGAGCAATTCAGGTTGCAGAACAGATTAGAACACGCTTCGATAAAGGAACGTGTTTCACAGAAGATGGAATGAGGCTCATGATTCTCGATACACCGCAGGTTTCTAGCGGTGGAATCTTTGAGAACAGACTTGTTATTCCAGTATTAATTGATGTAGCAGCCGAAGTGTTCAAGGAATATTAATTTCTACGGAATTGACGCTGTTCATCAATGAAGCATGAGCTTCAAACATTTGCAAATGTTAAATTTTCTTATAAGGAATCAAAATTATGGCAATTTCAAACGGCACAGCTAAGGTTGTAGCATACAAGAAGGAAACCACCTTCGGTACTCTAGCTGGTGCAACTGATGGTAAGCAACTTCGTCGTGTAACTGCTGACTTTAACCTAACCAAAGAATCATACTCTTCAAACGAAATCCGTACTTCACGCCAGAACGCCAGTTCAACTCACGGTGTTCGTAGTGCAGAAGGCAGTCTATCAGCAGAACTTTCAGCAGGCTCTTATGCTGATTTTATGGGCAGTATTCTTGCTCGTGACTTCACCTCTGTAACTCTCGGTGCTGCTGCAAACGTCACTGTCACCGTATCAGGCACCACTTATCAGTTTGTGCGCACTACTGGTAGTTTTGTAACAGATGGCTTCCGTCCGGGTCTAATTGTTAATGCTTCTGGTCTCACTGATGTAGATGATAA